AATTGTGCATCAACTCTACTTACATAAAGAAATACTGGAATAGAATAAGTGTCTGCACCACGAGACATTGAAGTATCATACTCAATATTATCTACAACACCTACCACAGCAGTAGGTGGTTCAATACTATCTGGAACAAAACCAAAAACTGTTAGTGATGATATGTTTTCCAAGTTGGTTGCTATTCCAGACCTTATCGATGATAAAGATGCCATTAGACTCTTTTCCTTCCCTTCTTAAATTGTCTCTCAATTTGTTTGGTTGCTACTTGTAATAATACTTTATTTTCTGGCTTTGCATCTCTCAATCCCATTTTTAAAAATGGCACTATCGGTGTACCTTTTTGTGCAATCGAGTTAGCAACAACATAAGGATTCATGCCATGTCTCTTTGCCCACCCAGTAAGTGCTTTGACTGGTGGGAAGTGTGGTCTTGTTCTGTTGAATGGTTCAGACATTCTAAATCTTTTCTCTGGATTACCATGAACAAAAGATGCATGTTTAGCTGTTGCAAAAACTTTTGTCTTGTTAGGTATTCTTCCTTGTGGTTTTACTCTTGTGTACTTAATACTTCTTCTCAAAGCACCAGTATCAACTGGAGCATGTACTTTTGATTTTTCTTTTATAACTTTTCCATAACCATTGAGATAGTTACGAAGTGGAGTCATCATAAGATTGTTAGCTTTTAATCTTTTTCTTAGACTCTCAGCACCAGTTATCTTGACTGTAATACCTGTTTCTGCCATTAGAGTTTGTTCTTGATGTAACCTTTGATAAGTTCTCTTGCATCTGGGTCGAACTTGTTAAATAGTTCAATCTGACCAGTTTGCTCGTTACCTAGAATATTGAATGGTGCATCTTTTCTTTTGAATAGTCTTAGCCCTTGAATTAGGGTTGCTTGTTTGATTGCTTTAGGAACAGCACTATATCCAAACTGTGCTGTTATTTTTACATTCTTAACTATCGTTGGGTCGAATCTCTCTGAGCTTCTGGTATCAAGTATTGCAATCTCAGTGATTGGTGCAAACTCTTCTCCATCAACTTGATTACCAGCATCGATTGGTTTTAGATAAAAGTCTGTATCTATTGTAAGTGTCGTATCATACGAACCATCATCTGTTGTATCAAGTTGCACGACTAATCCACTTGGTGTTGATATATCTGGTACTTCTAGGAATAGAACATTATCTGGAGTAAAGAACTTTGATTCAGAACTTGTCTGATAAAAGAATCTGCCAGTTATTGCATCTATCTGCCTACTTGCACCATTTATAGCATTCTCCAAGTTGGTGTCTTGTCCAGAACCACTCAACCCAATGTAGCTTTTAAGTTCGGCTAGAGTAGTATATCCATTTACTACTGCCATTTAGTTTTACTTACCTTTGTTCTCTTTTGGAGCTTTTGCTTTTGTAGCAATGATATTCAATGCTTTGTAATCTGCATCAGACATCTCTTGACCTTTTTTCCCAATGAGCTTACCTTTAGCCCAACCTTTAGGAAGTCCACCAGTTGTCTCTACACATTCTCCAGCATCATTCATGTAAATATCTTTTTTTAATTCCATTTTTTCCTCTCCGACTATTGAGCCACCATACGAATGATGGCTCATTATAGTCATAATCTAATTGCTTAGATGTTTGTTATGGAACAGAATGCAGTTGGTCTATAAACTGGGAATCCCAATCTGACTGTTGCCTTCATTACCATAATATCTTTTACAAAGTTCTCATCGTGTGAATCAGACATTGCAACTTCCATACCTTGTCTTGCGACAATATGACATGCTTGTCCACCACCGAATACACCAACTATTGCAGTTCCAGCTGGTCTTGTTGTATCAAGAACTACTGGTAATCCCCAAAGGGTGTTACCGACAGCTCCACCGAATTGTCCTGCACCAACGAATAGTGGATTCAATGAACCACTTGTTGTTACTGCATTGACTTCGGTTACAACTTGATACCAGTCTGAAGGGTGCATAACTATTGCATCTGGGCTTAGGAAGCTATCTTTTTGTATTTCAGTGATTGCTTCATAAATTTGTCCAATTCTCTTTAGGTTTCCACTAAATGAACTGAAGTCAAATGTATTGATTCCAGAAACATTTAATATACCTGTCAAGTTTGAACCAGAACCAGAACCAGCCATAATCTGGTCTGTTACTGATAGTTGAACCATTGTTTGTAATCTTGAATCAAGATAACCCTGTACTGCTGAAACATCAGCAAGTAACTCTTCAGTAACTGGTAAGAATGAACCAATTTTTCTAATGTTCTCTGTCTTTTCAGTAAATGCTAATGCATTTTCTCCAAGAGCTGAACCTTCAGCTGTTGGTGCAGAGTTGTTAGTAAATGTGGTCTCTTCTAGGTACTTGTATTGAAACTGGTCAGTATTGATTGTATCAATTAAGTCCAAAATAGTATTTGGATTTCTGATTGCAGTTGGCACTACTAAGTCCGACCTTGTTACTGCTGGTGGGTATCCAGATTCTGTAAGAGTTGTTTTAAACTCATACTTCGGATTCCACTTTAACTCAGATGTGATGTTCTTGAGACCAGAGTCCATGTAACCTTTGTAGGCACTTGACTCTGTTAATTGTTCTCCGACAGTTTTGTATGATTCTTGAGCTTCTACTGCTTCAGTATGTATTGCCTTTGGCTCTACTGCTTTACCAGCTTCTAGCTCATCTTCCATAGCTTTTCTCTCGGCTTCAATTTGTGTGGCTTCTTTTACTTGTGTAACAAGTTCTGCCATCTTCTCATTTCTCTTAGCCCACTCTTCTTTTTTCTCAGAATCGAAATCTACTGCTTCAAATTCTTTGTACTCATTAAGAGTGTTCTCTCTGAGTTCATGGAGTTCCTTCTTTAGCTCATCTAATTTTGGCATAAAGTATTTCTCCTATATTTCTGGGTCATAGCTCTCAGCTAAAACCCTATTTGTTTCCAACAATAATGTCGTGTCATCAATTTCATCTTCTTCATCAACTTTAAGTTCATCTGGAGCTCCCACATCAATGTAAGTACTCAAGTCTTGATATGCTTCTTGCAAAGCATCTTGAAGTTCCATAAGTAGATTTGTTGAATTATCCGACAATGTTTTTTCTTTTTTGAGTCTCAAAGCTGTTAGCTCTTTGAATCTCTTTAGAAGAGCAGACAAATTAGTAAGTAATTGGTCTGTCTCATTTGTTAAAGTTAAACCAGAAGTTCCTTCTGACTTTTCTTTGACACCTACTGTGTATGTGTTTTGATTAGCTCCCACGAGAACTGGGCTAACTTCCCATACTTTTAATTCATTTAGAAATCTTGCTTCTGTGTCCATACCATCTTTGGTAAAAGTACCATTCTCACTATCAACAACTTCATATCCAAATGACCATTGTTGTAGGTCTCCCATTGCTTTGACTGTTTCAAATGCATCACGACCATCTTGAGTATCCATGATGAACTGTCCTTTGAACTTTGCTTTTTCTCCATCTTGAACTATCTCTCCACGACCTATTGGTTTTTTCCAATCGTGAGCCCATACCATTGCAACACCAGCATCTCCATAGCCAGACTTGATTGAGTTTGGCATGACAACATCGCCATCTGAATCTATTTCATTGAATACTGAGAATACAGCTTCTACTTTACCTTCTACTTCATTAGTAGTGGTTATGTCTATTGTTTTAGACTCCCATTTTTCTCTATCCATTTTTATATCCTTCTCTCGTGATAAATTAAAGTACACCGACAGTTTATCACTTCTCCTGCTAAAGCACCATACTTTGAGTCAGAAGGATAATCCATTCGGCTACCACCTATGATAAACTGTTCTTCTTGATTTATCTCAGTTCCATCAGCAATAATGTGTGAGTCTCTTACATTACCATCTCGTACTGTAAGCCACTCTTTTGTAAGTATCAATCCAGTTTGTGTCGCAGATTGACTCATTGCAAAGTTTGATAGTGCAGAACCTTCTGTTCTTGCAATACCCATAGCTCTACCTAAGTTCTTTTTACCAATTACATTAGATATATTTCTTCTAATGTAATCTTCTGCTTTTTTACCAGTAAGACCTAAATCAGCTACTTCATCAAAACTCTTACGCAATGCTCTATTTAGATTATCTTTAGCAGTCCTACTCATATCTGGTAAGAATGTATCAAGTCTATTTTGTACAAATGCTTTTGCTTCTCTATCAAATGCTGTTCTGTTTACTGGTAGTCTTGCTCCACCCCTTCTTCTTGGATAGAAACCATCTTCAACTATTTCTTTTCTAGGTTTTCTTCTTCTTGCTCTTGCAATGCGTTCTTGTTCAGCTGGTGTATAAACAGTATTATCCTTTTCATCTGGCAAAAGATAATCAGTTTGGAAAAATGCAAAGTCAAGACACATAGATTCATATACAGCTTCTAAATCTTCCTTCCACTGTGTAGTTGTTAAATCTATCTGATTATTTACTAATGCTTGTATTCCAACTATTGTTGGTGGATTCTCTGCAAGGAACTTGTTTATTGTTTTTCTTTGACTATCCAGTAAGCCAAAGTATTGTCTTGCTAATGCAAAATCCCAATCTCCAATCAGCTTCTCATAACTTGATTGCACTTCATCTCTTGATTGCTTTGTTCTAAATCTATTTAATCTAACTTGCCACTCAGAGTTTCTGAGTAACTCTCTTCTCTTTACTAACTCTTGTGCTGATTCAAATGCTTTTTCATCTCTGATACGATTTACTTGTCTCTCTGCCCACTTCTGTGCTCTCATGCGATTACTTCTATCTAGGTCTCCACCCCAGAGCAACCAAGCTACTTGACCAGCTGTCATTCTTCCTTCTCCACGCAGATACTCATTTGCTCTTGGAGAATCTAAATCAGATACATGTCTCTTGAACCATGCATTCATTCTTATTACTTTATCTTCAGATATTTGACCATCTCTCATAAGTCTGGCTTCTCTCTTAGTTCTCTCTACTAATCCATCTCCAGCAAACTCAAGATTATCTAAACCACGCTGTGCATTCTTCCGAATGAACTCTGGAACAGTACCAACTTGTTTTCCTTCGAAGGATTTGGAACTCAATGGGTGGTTGCTTGGAAGCAAATCCCTATCGTAAGGTGTCCTTCTGAACTTACCATTGCGTAATGCATATAATAGTCCATTGACTCTTGCTAATGCCCATTGGTCTGCTGAACGAACATTACCCCTTACTGATGCTGGATTTGTTCTGTATGCTCCAATTCCTCTTCTAAAACATGCTTCCAGCATTCGAAAGGTTGCACGATAGCGTGGATTGTCTGCGTTATGTTCTTCTACCTTGTCTCTAAGTATTCGCTCAATTCGAGCAGAAACTTGCTTGTTCTCTTCAGTCCTAAAATCAGCAATTTTTCTAAGTCTGCTAACTTCAATTTCAACATCTCTATCAGTTTCACTATGACCTCCATTCTCTAATATTGCCCATACTCTTATGTTTGCTGTCTCATCTTCTCTATTGAGACTTTTGATAATTCCATTTGCGATGCTTGGTTCTTGTGGTGGTTTAGGTATCGACCAGCTTACTGCATCTCCAATACTTAAATCTTCAAGCTGTGCCATAGGTAGTTCTATTAGCTGGTCTTTGATTATCTTCTAATGCTTGTTCGTATCTTGCATGAGTAGAACAAGGCATATAGACTGTGTTACCATCTCTGTCTATTGTATGAGTTCCTTCACAACCTAACTCTTCTGCTCTACTCTCAGCTTCTTCTTTTGTTGTATAAGTATCTCTTGCAACGATTGCTTTTGGATTTTCACTGAATCTTGATATTTGTTCTAATCTGGCATTTGCTAGTTCTCTTGTTGGGTAACAACCCATATTCCTACCAGACACTTCAGCAATCACACAAAACTGATTACCTATCTTCCTCACTACCTTATCTTCAAATCTCTTTTCTTCGTTCTCTTCCATATCTTCTGTAACAACTTCTTCTGTTTGTTCTTCTGCTTCTTCTGTTTCTTGTTCTGGCATCTCCATGTCTGCTTGTGTTGGTATTACAGAGTTTGATACATAATAAATATCTTGACCTTCGTTAGTTGGTAGTCCGACTTGACTTCTTGCTTCTGCAATAGTTATCCAACCACCTTGAACTCCGATGTTCAGTTTTTCATACATTTCTCTCTCATCAGTCTGCAAAGCTCTTACTTCTGAGAAGTCATACTTTGCAGATACATTCTGATTCTCTGTATAGTCTGGTATCAAAACTTGTTGTGTTAATTCTTCTGCAATCATTCTCCATAATGGAATGAGCTTTTGTTCTGTAAAGAACTCTCTGAGCTCTGATGTATTATTATAAGTTGCTCTCTCAAGTCCAGCACCAAGTCCAGCTAAGATTGCTGGTACTCCAAGCACTGCTGATATTCTCTCTTCTGGAACTCTTCTCAATGCACCAATATCTAAATCTTTTGGAGAGAAAGCTAACTTCTCTACATTCATTGAACCAGATAGAATCAATGGCTTACCTTTGTTTTTGCCACCAACCTTCTGTTGATATGTTCTTGAAATCTGTTCTGCTTCTGTTTCTGTTAGACCATAATCATCTTTTGGTGTAATCAACACTGATGGTACACCAGAGTTTGCAAGTAGAGCTGTTGCCATCTGTCCAGCAGACTCATCTCCATAGATTTCTCTTAATACTGTTTTCAGTGGAGAGTAACCTTTTTTATGGTCTTTTGGGTCAAGTCCTAACTTGAAGTGAACCATGTTCTCATTGTTGATGACCATAGTTCCATCATCTAATTGATATTCATATCTTGTTACTAAACTCTCTTTGTCTCCTTTTGGAGTAACTTGCTCTGGCATCAATGGATATAATGCGACTAACTGTCCAGCTTCATTCTTCATCTTCATCAGATATGCATTACCAGATACATGCATTGCATTGATTATGTATTGTTGAATAACATCTCCAGACATGTAAGGATTAGGTCTACGCATCAACATTGTAAATGGGTGGTTTGCCATAATTTGTTCTTGACCTTCATCATCGGTCAGCATTACTTGTAATGTTGCTTCAGAGAATGATATACCTAAAAGTTGCAGACAAGCTGTAACTGCTGAGTTTGATTCTCCATTCCCAAGACCAGATAAGTTAAAATCTCCAGCAGATGAGTTCCAACCTAGTATGTAAGAAGAATTACCATACACTAAATCGTTTGGGTCATTTCTAAAAAAATTAAATCCAGTAGCTCTCTTGACTTGTCTGTCATCTCTGAATCTACGAGTTCCGAAAACTATATCTCTGAAACTTCTTCTCTCTGCCATCTAATATGCCTTTATTTGTTTCCTTCTTGCAACTTGCAACACTGCGTAAGCCAAACTATCAACTTGGTCATCATGCTCTCCAGATGGGAACTGTAACAACTCCTTCTCCAGTTCAGAATACCATAAACTATCGTTAGCAAAGAATACCATAGATGCTTCCATTTTCGCACTCAATGGCAAAGCTCTCGATAACTTATCTTTATCTGCCTTTAACTTTACTATCGGTAGAGAAGTTTGTCTGCGTATTATCTGAATTAGAGCTAATTGAAACCCAGCAGATTCTATGCCAATCTTTTCTGGTTGCCACTTCTCATTTACTTTTTCGAGCAAACTGATTATCTCTGGTGCTTCTACTTTATCTCTTACGACATCAAGAACATAGATTCTATCCTTCTTATCAATACCTATTGTTGTAGCCACTGTAAAATCAGCAGATGTCTTAGTTGATGTTGCTAAGTCCACAGCTGTTACTATTCGTAAATCTTCTAACCTTACACTATCTACATCAGTTGTCAGATAGACAAAGTCTTTGTAGTTATCATTCTCATCAAACTCTGTTTTCTCTTCTCGATGGTAATACTGAAACCAATCTGCTTTGATAATCCCACCTACTTGGTCTACGAACTTAGCTTCATACTCTTGACTGAACAAGAAGCTACCTAGTTCTTTTTTTGCTTCTACTAGCTCATTCTTATCTATTGTTGGATTATCGTAAGTAGAGAATGTCCATCTCTCCCAATCATCTTTAGCTTCTGCTTCATCATACAATCTCTTAAACCAGTTCTGTACTCCTTTTGGTGTTGATATAAATACAGCAGAACCTAATCTATCTGATAAGGTTGGTCGTAATACTTCCTTCCAAGTCTGTTCTTTAATAAATGCACATTCATCAAGCACAACTAAATCTAATCCAGCACCACGAAGTCTATCTGGTGCATCAGCTGTCTTTACTGTAACTTGACCACCATTACCAGTGTTTATTGTTTTCTCTGATTCTCTTACTTCTAATCCATAAGAATATGCAAAGTATCTTAGTTCTCTCCAACCTTCCAAAGCCATAGCGTAAGTTGGTGCAACCCACCAAGCTCTTTTACCATCTAATGCATAAAGTATGCATAATGCAGTTCCTAATTTTGTTTTACCGAATCTTCTACCAGCAACGACTATCTTGAATCTCTTTTTTGATTTAGCTACTTCAAGTTGTGATTTGTGTAACTTAGGAAGTTCCCATTCAACAATTTTAGTTTTAGAAGTCGTATCCATCTCTTAACCATCTCAACATATCAGAGAACAGTTCTTCTATCTGCTCTGGTGGAATCTGTGATATGAAGTATATAGCTGGTGGTGGCATAGGTATTACATACTGCACAGCTTCTTCAAATGTCTTTTGTGATTCAAGCTCTACATCATAGAGTTGCTCCATCACAATATCTACAAATTCATTATTGATTTGGTCATCAGTCATAATCATCAATATTAGCATCATTGACATTTTCCTGCTGTTCATGTTGCACATGTTGCACATCAAGGTCATCTATGACCCCATCTGGAAGTTCATTTGCTAACTCTCCATCACTAAATCTTATAACATTTACTACATTTTCTTCAGTAGATAAAACTACTTTGCTTGTATCTCCAAACTGTTCTGGGTATCTTTTTTCTAGTAACCATTGCAAAGCTCTTGGGTTTCTATCTTCTTCTCCGATTTCTCTAATTTTTTTGACTGTATCTACTTTGAATGTTGCTTCTATTCTTGTAATCTCATCAAAAAGTTTTTTGTAAATTTCATCTCCACTCTCTGCTTTTTTACTCCAACGATGGTAAGTTGCTCTATCTATTCCAGCGTAAGCACAAGCATCTTGTATATAAGAACCTTGACTAATAGCAAATAACAGTCTCTCTTGCACATCATTATCAAGAATTTTATTTCTTTTTCTTATTCCGAATATGTTTCTATCACTCATCTCTTATCTCCACTGGATTATACATTTGGTACTTCAATGTTAGTTCTTCCCCAGCTTTTATCTTTTGAATTGTTTGTAAATACATTTCATGCCCAACTTCTCTAAGTTTACAGTTTGGTTCTTCAGAATGATTTATAAATCCACCCAATGGAGTTCTGATATATCCATTCAAGTAATCTTTATGCTTGACATGACTAACACCAAGCGTTTTATTTTTATCTATGAACTCTAATGCAAAGAGTCCTAGCCCTTCAATATTACTTTTTTGTATTGTAATGTTCTCTGGCAAAGGTTTGTATTTCATCTTCTGTAAGTTCATCATCAAGGTCATCGAGCAAATAATCATCGAACATTATATTTTATCTTCTTTGATTAGCCACCATGCAAACGCATTTACTCCTACAACCACAAGGATTACAAAGAGAGTGTCCATTATTCTGGTAATGCTTTGCAAATCTGTAAGTATTGATTTACTAAATCATCTGCATCATCAACAAGATTGATTCCTTCTATACGCATATAGTTAAGTTGTTTTATTATTACTTCTTTAAATACAGTGTCATCAATCTCTGCATCTATTGCATCTAATCTTTTAAATCCATCTGGGTAATTCATTCTTCTTCTCCTATTTCTTGTCCATTCAAATCAAGCAGAACTTCATCTTCAGTGATTTTATAAATATCAAATATATCTCTCATTCTTCTTCCTTAACTTCTTCAAACTCAGTATCTATATCATCAAGCTCTACAAACTCTACTTGTGCATTACTAAGATTCAGATGTGGGTACATATTCTTTAGTTCTTGTATTGAATCTAAAACTTCAATGACATCTTTTGCCAACCAAGTTTTTCTCCAAGTACCAGTAACTATTGCTTTTTTAATCATTCCTATCCTTCCAACACTTTGCAGAACTATTCCAATGATGTTCTCCAGACTTATAGAATAGCCAAGAACTCATCTTTAAATTGAAATCTGGGTCTTTTCTGTCTCCATACCACCCAAGTTTCTGTGAAATCCAGTCGTATGTCGAATCATTTATCTGCATCAAACCGACATCAGTTGTGCCATTTGTGTTATATCCGACAGCTTTTGAGCGACCAGATGACTCACAAAACATGATTCTACTAACTTTTATCACATCTTCCTCTCTAAAGTATTTCTGTATCAAGGGTTGCCAGTGTGAGACTGAATTTACTTGGAACTCAATCTTCTTACAATCCTTGTAATCGTAAATGACTTCTGGAGTAACTGGTTGATTAAAAGTTATTAAGCAACTAATTACTGGATAAAGAAGTATCTTCATACTCTTTTAGTCTGTCAATATCTATAATCCCTTTTGGCAAGTTCCTATAAATGATATTGTCATCATTATCCATCAAAAGTAGTCTTACTTTTGTACCATCATTCTCGATAGCTATTCTTTTCATACAAATATTATAAATCAATAATCATTAAATTTATAAAATTTTAAGATTATCCCAACCATTTTTTGACAAAGTAAAGGTCAATACTCCATGAGAAGTAGTCAATCCACTCCTTGCTTCAAGTTCTACTGATGTATCTAACGATGGTGCTTGAAACCATGTTTTACCACGCTCTGTTAAAACTCTTAAATGATGATAGTGTCCAGTAACAAGGTAATCAGATTGTATTCTTCCAGCATGTCCTTGATTCTTCCACCAATTCATAAGTCTGCCTTCTATTCCAGAACCACCAGAAACCATGTGTCCATGATAAAAAGTAATTCTTTTACCTTTTATTTCTAAAGTTAAATGATAATCATCTGGTACGACAGTTTTTACATGCTTGTAACGCTCTCTACCTTCAATTATTTCTCCAACTATTTGAAATATTGCAGTATCAGAACCATCTAATCTTGTCGTTGCAACAGTTGTTTTTCCAGTTCTATATTCTGAATGGTTGCCAATGACAGCTCCAATAACTATTTTTGGTGCTAATCCTAATAATCCATCTAAAACTTCAAGAACCATTTTTCTTGCTAAGTGTTCTTGCTCTGTTCTTGTCAAACTGATGTTAAAATTTTGGTGGTCGAAGAAGCCAAAAGTGCATTCAATAAGGTCGCCTAAACCTATGATGTAAATTTCATCAACTACTTGACCAATCTTTTTAAGATTTTTTATTTCTCTTTTTGCTTTTACAATCGCATTTCTTATGTAATCAATCGTACTATCTACACCCCAATCAGCTCCATACTCTTCTTTTCCAAACTGCCAGTCTGCACAAAAAAACATATATGCTAGTTCTCCAGTGTCTTGTGATACCCTAATTGGTTTTTTCTTTTCAATCTGTCGTTCTAATTTTCTAAAAAATTTATTATGATGTGGGTTTCTTTTCTTGATGATTGCCTTGAATGCATACATATCGACAATCTCTCCACCTTTGATTTGTGTCTGCCAAGTAGAGAATCGTATTTTATCTTCTTCTATATAAAATTCTTTTGAATCGTAACCCCAAGACTCCAGAAGTGAATTGAACTTGAAGTTATCATCATGTGGTTGAACATGAGTAAGCTCTCCAGTGTTAGTACCATAGTCATAATCTATTCGTGGCTTCCAACCACTTGGATAATAATTGTTTCCTAGTTCTTGATTATGCTTGACTTCCTGTTTCTTCTTAATTATTTTTTTAGCTTTTTCAGTCATAGACCTTCAAACATTTGTTCGATGTCAGTCTAATGGAATATCTGGTCGATGGAAGTTTATAAATGGAGCTGAGTAAGGTGTTCAACAAGGTAACCTATTATCTATCGCTAGATGAAAGGAGTATCTACACCTGTCCGAAGTTCTCCTTCGACTCTATTCCTTACTCTTGCTCCTGTTGTTAGCTATTGGTTGTTTGCTTAGAAATTTCTAAACCACAAAATCGGCATTTCTCAATTACATCTAAGTCAATCATGTGGCAACCATCAGTTGCACAATCATGCTTCTTTGGCTCTTGCTCGACATAACTGTCAAGTAATGACCAATGCTTTACTAAAGCATAAGGTGTAAGTGTCATACCTTTAAAGTGCTTTTTATATTGTACTACCCTGCTAGGAATTTCATCTGCTTTTGCACCAGCTTCTCTTAATTGCTTAACACATTTATTCCACCCAGCTCTCTCTGTTTGGGTCTTTGGTGTGTAACCAATAGATTCTGTTAGTGCATTCCATAGAGCTTTTCTATCTTCCAAAGAATGACTATGGTTAGATGACTCTAGTTTGTGGGTCTCTGATGAACTTGGGCTAGGGTCAGATTTGACACTGGGTAGGTCATATATGACACCTTGACTCCTATAAACTGTGTAGAGATTTGAAGTTTGTTCTCCAGTTGCCTTATCAAATCTTTTTTCTGATTTGATAGCTGAGATACTTTTTAGTTCCTTCAAAGCTCTTTTTATAGTTGAATCAGAGACATTGAGTCTCTCTGCAAGTGTTCGTATGCTTGGGAAGCAAGTACCATCTTCTTTATCTGCATAGCGACACAACACTGCATAGACTCTGACAGCTTGTGCCGAAATAGGTGCATCAATGACCCATTCTGGCACAATGCTGAAATATATATCTGACTTTATATAATCCATCTAAAATGGTGGTGCATCATCAAGATTGACTGGAGTGTTCTTTTGTTTCTCAATCAAGTCTTGAAATGTCTGAATAAAGTCAGAAGCATCAGATATAGTCATACTGTTTGTATCAACTTTATCTTTGTACTGTTGCTGTTGCTGAATAGTAAGTTTGTTAAACAGACTGCTCACAAAGCTCTTCTGCTTATCAGAAGCTGGTCTGTCCTTACCACCAGAATAATTACTGCTTCCAGAATCATAAGATGATTCAAAGCCATACTTATCCCACATTGCATCTGCATACTTATAGGTGTAATCCATGATTTCACTCATTTGTATTTTTTCAGCAACACATAATTCGATAGCTCCTTTGAATGCACATTGTGCAACAATCGCTCTATCCTTGCTCATATTTCTTCTCCCTTCTTTTTTTCTGTTCTTCAAATCTGGCATCATACTTATCTTTGTACTTGTTTGGATAAGTATTGTTTCTGATTACTTTATAGTAGTCTCTTGTCCAGATTTTTTTCTTTTCTTTATCAGAGAGATATGGATACAGTGCAACCTTCTCTTCGTTGGTAAGCACTGCCCATTCTCTCCAATGTTTTACTTCAGCTCTCATTTGAAACCAAACGAAGCTGTGTTTGCTTTTCTACTTCACTGGGTAAACTTCTTAGGTAGTAGAAGCATAGACCCTTCTTCTTAGATGGAAGGGTTACAATATCCCAACCATCTCTTCTGAGATTGTGAATAGAAGAACCAAATCTTGAAAAGTTCAAATCATAAATGAACTCTCCATTTGATATTGGTTCTGCATCTCTATACCTTGTCAAAACATATTTAACTTTTTCGTGCTTTGACTTAGCGTAGTCTGGTATTGGTTGTCCTCTAAAGAATACGCTCATTGTTCTAACCTATTCTTTGCCCAACCATCTAACTTGGATTGAACGAACTCATCTGAGTTTGCCCAGTCCTTGATAGTATCTTCTGTCCATATTGGTGTTCGCCCACCAGAAACAGTCCACTCTGGATTTGGTAATCTACCAGCGTGATTCCAACTTCCAATAGTAGCTCTATCTACTCCTAGTAATTGTGCGACTTCTTTGACAGACAGAAGAACTAATTGTTCTGTCATTTTTCTCCTTTGTTTTAGTATTAAATAATAGTATCACAAATCAACGATTAGTAATACCGATTTGCTCATCAGTTGCTCTGACCCAATATGGAATACCATATTCATCTGCAAATCTTTTTTGGTTAGCTCTGTCAAGTTTTCTCTCAGCATGACTAAGAGCAATCCAAGCTCCAAGAAGCGTGAGACTGAATCCGAACAACAATGATGATGCTATAAGCTCATATAATTCCATTGAATAAATAAAATCCATTATCATTCTTCCTCACTCTCTGCACTCATAAGTGGTAATACTTTTGCATACACTCTTACTGTGCCACCTTTGTACAATTCATCACTTCTTACACGAAATGACAAAAGTAGATTTCTTTGTATCAACTTCTTTTTCACATTTGCAAAACCAGTAGTGATACTATCTTTTTGCTTCTTGTAATCTGTTGGTGTACCCATTTTGTTTTGTTCGTAAACGATGTACACCTTGCCAGTGTTAGACACAAGTGTCCTTAAAATAGATTCAGTAAAATACTTTGACTTGATAGCATTTTTATCGAATCCTTGTTTAATCTTTGGAAAAGAACTGCCATCTTCCCAAAGTATTGGTTTGAACTCTCTCATAAGTCCATCTCCCTTCTTGCTTGTTTTTTTAGTTTTTCCATGAACTCAATCTTTGCCAATGCATCTTCATACTCATTTCGTAAGTCTTTAGATTTATCATCATCGACTGAATACATAACCTTTACTTGTCGATTTCTCAATCGAGTATATAAAGATTCTTTTTTCTTGTTGAGATACTTCAGTTGGTCTGTTTTC